GGATCATCAGGATGGACATGGGGAATTTGTCGCTGGAGTCTGGGTTAGTGCTAAATCTATTCCTGGACGGGCATTTTATTTTGAGACTTATTTACCTGAATATGGTGCTTTGTTTGATAAGCTACCTATCAGTGCGTTTCTTCATAAGAAGGAAACTCCAACACCGGATCTACCTCTTAATAATTTGCAATTTTGGAATTGCATGGATTATGGTGTTGTGTCTGTTTATAAGCAATTCATTGGATCAATGGATTTTGAGGTACTAAGCAGGGATCACGGTACACTGACGGGTTCTTATGTTTGTACAATGGATAATTACCATTCAGATATAAACTCAATTGATTATAGCACTAGTGAAACACCAGCTGAACATAAATCACATAATCTTTTAGCTTTAGAAAACGGACAGTTCTGCCTGTATCCCAATAACAGGATGAGAGTTTATGATAACTCCTTAACTCCGCAAGAGCCATTGCAACCAGACTTCAAAGTTAGTACAGTAGAGTATCAGGTTGAAAATGGAAACAGAACTAGGCTTGGTGATACAGATGAATACTTTTGGAAAACCAAAGATGAATGATAGAGTTTGTTTTAGTCTATATGATAGGCACATTAATTATTAACCAGGATCAAACATTTAGAAATGTTAATGACTGCCTGTATTTTGCCAAAAGATTAAACGACCAACCAGAGATTCCATACCCCAATGACAAGAACAAAAAGATCACAGCCTATTGTAAGCCCGTGCCTAAACGTGTGCAAAATTGAAAATAATATATGTGTAGGTTGTCATAGGACTTTAGAACAAATTTCTAATTGGACTAAGATGTCGGATGAAGAACGTAAAAAAATAATGCAGAGTTAAGCACTTTTTAAAAAAAGCTTGCATTTAAATCTTTTTTTTCGTAAGATATTTAAATGCTCTTATGAAGGGATAAGCATACAACATTTGTAAGAGGATGCACTAGGTGCACTAGGGAAAAACGAACTCAGCTATCCTGGGTTCTTTTTTTTGTTAAAAATAAGGCTCTCACTTAAAAAATAAGGCTCTCAGATGCTCCAGAATCGATGAAGCATACCTCCTTGGTACAAATACTACCTAGAATAACCTTATCTTTTGTATGATTATGATACCTACCTTAACATTAATTCAAGCTATTTAAGCATCACTGTCTTTCATTTTTGCTCTATTCTCTGTTACTTAGAAGTAATCTATAACTAATAATAGAAATGGAGAAATAAATGTTTGAAAAATGGTTTTACAACTTTAAGATAGGAAGAACAATAACAGCTTTGAATAGCTTAGACGATGCTACATTGAAAGATATAGGACTAAATAGGTCTAATATAAGATCACATGCGTATGAAGTTTTTAAAAATGAAAAACCAATTGATGATCCTATGGGTGATTTACACGATCAATATGTAAAGTCGGTTTACTAGCCAACTTCCCCCCAATTGTCGCCTAGCTCTGCGTCAACTTCAAAAGGTATTTTTAGACCAGGGATACAAGTTGTCATAATCTCTACAATCTTGTCACTTTGTTCTTGGCTATTGATGCTGAAGCACAATTCATCATGCACTGTTAGTGTAGGACACAGTCCTACACTATAACATTCAACCATAGCTTTCTTGGTTTGGTCGGCAGATGATCCTTGAATCAATCGATTCAATGCTTTGTATGTGTAAGCTCGTCTTATTCTACCTTTGCTTCCATATTCCTTAATAGCTTCTTCCATTGGCAATGCTCTATTAAATCCATATGACACCGGCTCATACATATCAAATCTACATTTACGTCCTAACCATGTTCTAATAACACCGGTATTCGCTGCACGATCCATGGCTTTATCAGACAATGATTTAAGAAAAGGAACTTTTTCATTATACGTTGATAACAGACGAGAAGCTTCTTCTATATCTATATCCATTACGTTAGCAAGTTTAGCTTTACCCATTCCATACATAAGACCTAAGTTCACAGTCTTGGCTTGTTTTCTAGGAATGTTTGCCATATCTGCAACCATTTGATGAAAGTCAGCATTACCTTCATGATACATTTTAACAACGTCATCTATCTGAGGGTGCTTATCTACACCTGTCAAGGTGGCACAATAATGGACTAACCATCTTGGTTCTTGTGATGCATAATCAAAGGAACCCCATTTGTGGCCCTCCTCCGGGATAAACAGTCCACGAATCAATTTCTTAATCTCAGGATCTCGTGCAGGGATCTGCTGCAAATTGGGGTTGCTTGAACTAAAGCGACCTGTTACAGTACCTCCACCATCAGAACGAAGGGAATGAAAGTCGCAATGAATTCTACCATTATGAGAATGCTCGAGAATAGTATCAACAAATGTCGTATTGGCTTTGTTTATCTCTCTAATTTTTACAATCTTTTGTGCAATTGGATGACTACAATTTGTAAGAAATTGTTTTGTAAACATGGGTGCCCCGGACTTTTCTGTGCGAGAATAAGGAAGACTCACAGCATCAAAGACCTTTGCTACCGATGTGGCGACCCAAGGTTCAACCGTGATTCCAGTTTCCTTGACTATCTCTTGTATAAGTAACTTTTCTATCTTAGTTAAATCTTTTTTTGTTTGATGTGCTTTTTCTACATCAACACGAACACCTTTTGTTTTCATTTCAAACAACACCGGAAGCAAATCAATTTCTAATTCAAAGATACTTGAGCATTCTTGTTGAGTTATTTTCTTACTTAAATTATCCCAAAGCTTTAAAGTAATTAAAGCATCTTGCTCGGCATACTTACCTACATATCTAGGAGGTAACTGCCACATACCAGACTTAGGATCCACTCCAAATTCTTCAGCTGCTGATTTTAATAGCTTCTCATCTTTAAATTCCCCCAAGTAATCACGAGCAAGAGAGTTTAGATTATACCACTTTCTATTTTCATCTAATAAAGGAGCAGCAATCATAGTGTCTATAATCTTACCCTTAACTTCTATTCCTTCGGCTCTTAACCAACCCAAGTCATACAAAGCATTATGAAATACTTTCGTTATCTTCTCATCATCACATAATTTCTGTAGCCATTTATACACGGCATTCTTAGACATGTTTCCAGATTTATGTGCAATTGGGAAATACCAAGCACTATCTCCTGCTGCTACTGCCACTCCAATAACATAACCATCTTTTCTTGTCCAACCAGGACCAAGAGTCAAAAGATTAGAATCTTTTGTTTCTAAGTCAATAGACACAGTAGTGTGTTGTGATAAATCAGGGAGGGTTTGTGGTGGAGTCCAATCAGAATCTACATTACCCCAAGACATATCTTTTATATCCTGGTCTAAAAAATGGTATTGATCACGACTTGTCATTTATAATTTCTCCACCTAAAGCTGCATAACCTATAACGTCTGTCCAAGAATCGTCTTTATTAATATCTTCTGCAAGACGAGCCACCTTGACACCTATCATACAAGCTACAACTTCTTCTGGAGTGATTGGTTCTTTTAGTTTTTTATCTAAAAGTATAGTCCATATATCAGCTATTCTTTTATGATTCTTTTTAGCTGGTCCATACTCCTTGGCTCTCGGTCCATTAATTAAACCTTCCGCTTCTTTTAAAAAGAATGCTCTATCTTTTTTAGCAAACTGCTTTATTTGTTTCATATTATCTTTTAGCTCATTTGATATTGTCATATGTTAAACCTATACTGTGATGTTGATTCTATTATGTGTAATGATTGTTTAGCACGAGTTGCTCCGACATAGAAAGTTCTAGTCTCAGAATCTTGGTCAGGACTTTCTACGCAAGCTTTAGTTGAGTCAAGTAAAAGTGCTACGTTATCGGCTTCGCCACCCTTGGCTTTATGAATGGTCGATATCCGGATCCTCGGAGTTCCCGTCAGAATTCGTTCCCCTCTCCTCCTTACTGACGTTATATACGCAATTTCTTGATCCGATATCTTCAAGACTTTTTGCCACGGAGTTTCGTGAGATACGTTCAAACTGCACCTCTCTATGAGTTCTTGAAGAGTATAAGGATGTTCGGGGTCTAAGGAAGATAGAGCTTTTCTGCCCGACTTCGTGATAATATTTGGGTTTAATAGTTTTGTAAAGTTTTTTAAATCTGATGTATATAAGCCTTGGTTTTTGCATAATTTTAACCACACCTCTATTCCATTAAGTACATTCGGGGAAATAGACCAACCGATACCTTCTCTCCAATAGAGATAACCCTCTTCTTTAAGACGGATGCATACTTTATTTGTAATGTAATTAGTTCTAGCAAGGATCAACCATTCGCCTTCAGTTAAGTCTACGTCTAGTATATCCCTATGCCATGTAATAGAGCCATCTTTTTTTGTGGGGTGCCATTCTTTTTTTTGCCTGGTAGCCACTTTCTTTATAAGGCTCTGTGAAAAATGGTGCACGTTACTCGGTACACGATAGGATTTTTCTAAAAATACTTTATTTTCAGAGGCATCTAAAAAGTTATTTACATTAACACCCATCCAAGTGTAGATAGCTTGGTCGTCATCTCCTGCATAGTAAACCTTTTTAGAATGAGGAACTAAAACTTCTTTAACCATTCTCCATTGCAGAGGTGCTAAATCTTGTGCCTCATCAATTATTAACAGATCAAATGTAGGGCAAGTTCCTTGGATATTAAACTGTTCAATCATATCAACAAAGTCTAATTTATTCTTAGCTTTTTTATAATCTCTATAAGCTTTATCCAATACTTTTAACTGTTGCCAATGTAAAGTGTTATCCCAAGAATCGTTGAATTGTTGGTTAGTGCTTACTTCTCTAACACGAGCCATTTGTATTAAAGATAAATATTTATCTCCTCCTGCTCCTATTTGAAATAGAGGTCCTTCTTCTATACTAACAGTAGGATTACTTCTAAACTCTAAGCCAACAAGTCTACCAAGTTCATGATAATCTGATCCTTTAAAGACTCTTCTACTATCTAAACCCAACCAACTAAAAGCTAATGAATGTAAAGTCCTAAAATAGATCATTTGATTTACATCAAGTTGTAGTTCTGACACAGCTCTATCTCTAGCTTCTGTTGCTGCCTTACGACTAAAGGACATAAAAGCTATCTTAGTTGGATCCATACCTTTTTTTATATTGTCTTTAATAATGTTAATTAAAGTTGTTGTTTTTCCGGTTCCTGGTGGTCCGAATATTACTGTTTCTTTGTTCAAAACGGCACCTCTTCAGACTCTACAACTATGTTACCTACCTCAACTTCTGAAGAAAACTCTGGAATAGACCACACCCTAACACTTTTCCAAGTACCCGAAGATGTTCTAAAGTTTCTAATAGAAGAACTATCTCCATTATTTGTTTCTTTAATTCTTTCTTGGACTTGAGCTCTTGTGTAACTATCAAACTTCTTTTGTCTCATAAACTCCATCAAAGACTCTAATCTAAAAAAAGTTTTTTGTTCTTCCGTATCCGTGTATGGTTTACCTAACATAACTTCTTCAAAAGTTTGGGCTTGTATTCTTCCGGTACAATAAGCTTCAAGGATAGAAAAGAATTGTCCTTTATACGTTAACTCTTCCGGAACTTGTATCTCATTACATTTTTCCATAAGACTATTTACTGTTGTTTCCCAATCAGAATCTTTTAATTTAGGAGGCATCATCTTCAGTTGTTCCATACAAGCACGTTGAAATAAACGAGGGGCTTGTAGTTCTTCAGTTGTTATCTCTATTCTTTGTCCACCAATATCCACAAACCAAAGTCGAGGCTCAGATAAAATAACAGACAACCCACTAATTACCGGCATTGACGTAGCACCAATTCCAAGTTTCATAGATCTACAAACACCTTGATTACAGTGAGAAGCCATAGGTTCTTCTTTACAAAGATACTGATATTCTTTTTTCTCTAATGTATTCTGTATTGCTACGACTTCGGAGGCTGATAAAGGAGGATGAAAGTCACTCATGTTATGTTCTTCAAACTTAATTTTCCAATTACCAGGATCAAGCCGTTGTAGGAAAACTCCTAACTGAAAAGCCGTCCTATTTCTTTCTCCTTCAAACACACCAATAGCTAACTTGGTTCTCAAGCAAGGTATATAATTAGGTAAAAGTTCAACAGGTCCACCTATAGGAAGCTTTAAAAAATCCTTTGGTACGGCTTTTACTTTTTGTATCTCTTCAATGAACTCCGATAACGATGCCTCAACATAATCTCCTCCTCTTTTGAGGATCGCATAGCGGAGAGTTTGTTCTGAATCAAAATACGGAAGATTAATAAAGTTACCAACATCCCCCCTTTCGACAAGAATCTGTTCTTGCTTTGGGAATATCTCGCACCGACCATGCCCAAGTGCCGAAGAAATCTCCGCAGCTTTGTCCCTAAAATCGCTTGCATTCATCCACTCCTTAAAAAAGAAAAATATATGTGCACCACCCGATTTACTACGGCACACGATACACGGAACTTTTAATTCCTCTAGCTTATCTATTAATTTATTGTGATCTAATGGGTATTCATCAATATCTAAAGCACCAAACCTACACTTGTTTTCTTCATTAATAGGTATAGCACCAATGCCTTTTTTGCCACTGATGTGTCCTTCTATCAATTCTAATGTAAGAGGGTTTCTTACTATAAATGATTTTGCTTTTTGTTTTCCTGCGGTACGTTCTTGAGAAACATCCGTTTGCCCATGAGCACCACTGAAACCTTTAAAGGCTTCTAATAATTCTTCTGATAAATTCACTCTTCACTCCATAGAAAAAGAGTCGTGACTTGGAGGACTAGTCACGACTCTAGTTAATTAAAACGGTATTTCGTCAGACTTGTTTGCATTTTGCATTTCTTCAGCAGGTGCCGAAGCCGTTTTGATTTCACCTTTTCTAAAACTTTGATACATTGTTCTAGCTTCTAGCATCATAGTTTCTATTTCTTTTGTTACCTCAGTAATTCGTTCAATCTTATAATTGTACCAACTACCTTGATCATTACTTTCTGCAATGGTTTGTATATTCCATGCAGTACCATATAAAGGCATAGGCTTACCCGAAGGTAAACGAATACCATTCTTTACAGTATTCCATCTACGAGATACTTTTAACTGAGTCTTCTTCATATCAAGTATAGCAGGGACACCTTGTCTAGTTTCGGGATCCATAGCCATGATAACATGTTGATGAGTTCTAACTAACTCATTACCCGATGGCAACATTTCTGCCGCACCTTCACGAGTTGTAAGACCTATATCTCTATCATCAGAGGCTAGTTCTCTTATAAAACCACCACCAGATGACCGTAGACCGAACTCCAAGAACTTCTTCTCAAAGAAACAAGGTACAACAATTACACCTTGATCAGACTTATAGACACTTTGAGAAACTGTATTAAAGATATCTCCTTGTTCAGCACCCTTTATATACATAGAGTCCTGCTTATTTAATTGTGGAGATAATGCTTGTAGTATCCTTATAAAAGGTATTTGCATATCTTCCGTAGTAAAGTTTTCTAATCCTGCTCCTGCCTCTTCCTCAAGTAATGATGAAAGATCTGAAACTGCTACATCGGTAGCCTTCTTTTCTGCGACTGTATTACTCATTATTTTGCTCCCTTAATTTTTGCACGATTGCCTACATATATTCCGAATAAATCAAAATCAATTTCTTGACTGTTTTCTATTCGGTTCTTCGCCCACGTTCTCAATGTCATTGGATGTATGTGAGTCTTCTGTGCAGGGCTTAGTCCTTGATTGCGTAAATCATCAACCACGGCTCCCGCTACATTGTCTTGACCCATACCAAAACCGACAACAACTTCATTCTTAATTATGTCTCCTTCGCCAATAGAACGAATGAAATTATATGCTTCATCCTTCTTATCATCCGGTATTCTTGCAGACACAAATTTATCAATAGTTACTTTGTTGCCATCGACTGTAAGACTTTGAACACCAAGAGTCTCCATCAATGAAGGAATATCTTCCTCATCAACAGTTCTCTTTCGGTATTGCAAATCTTTGAGATGTTGTTCGGCATCCTTGACTTGCTGATCAAGATCAATGGACTGCCGAATTAATGTGGAGAGCTTAGAAGTCTCTCCTTCGCTAACTTTATTAAAGGCTTCGGGGTTAGCTGCCTCTTCTTCAAACAGTGAAAATACATCACTCATCGTTATCTCCTTCTTCGTTAAAGTTTATACCCTTCGGTATTGAAGTTTTGTTTTAGTTACTATTAGCAGTCTTGTCAACATAATTAAATTCTTTTTTTGTTAACCAGGCTATAGTACCTCCGATAGACCTATCTTCTTGGTCTGAGAGTTTCTTTAGCATTTCCCATACTGATATAGGCACTGCTACTGATTTCCATCTATCCGGATCCATATTATATTCCTTTCAAAAGTTCTTTAGTTGATTGTAATGATAGTGCTAGTGCTTTATTCCATGTTCGTTCTGTTAAGTCATTTGAGTCAAAATCCCTTCTATGTATCTTCTTAGTTATTTGATGTAGTTCTTCTACTGCTCTAAAAGAAATAGTATTATCTAGCAAACCTACCATTGCGATTATATCGCAATCTTCTTTTGTGTAAGGTCTTTTAGGTTTTCCTTTTGCACAAGTAAAACTGTATAAATTATTGTGAGTGTGTGATGCCCCTTTAACTTCTATTCGTTGTGCCACTAAAAGATTCGGACCTTTTAAAGCCACTACATCTATCCCATCTTGTTTGACCATAAAAGCTTCCACCCCTAATTTTGCCAACGAATAAACAACAAAAGCTTCTGCTGCATGTCCTATGATTTTCATTCCGTCTGCCATTAGTCACTCCTCTTAGGTGATACTTGTAACCATTGTTTAACTTCTTCTCCTAATGTCCTCCCTGCTAATGTTATCTTGGATTGTAATACTTTAACTATATGCACATCAATACTATCGGGAACCACTAGATCAACATAAAGAACATTATTCTTTTGTCCTATTCTATGGCACCTATCTTCTGATTGTATGCGAGTCTCTAAGTTAAAATCATTAGAATAATAAATGACATTCGTAGCTGCCGTCAAAGTTAATCCTCTTCCCGCAGTCTGTGCATTGCCTACAAAGAACCTAGTCACTTGATCATTCTGAAATCTATCAATAGCCTTGTCTCTATCTTCTTGAGAAGTGTCCCCAAAATAAGTGACAGTGGCTCCCGCACCATGGTTTTTATCTAAGGCACTCTTAATCTTTTTTATATCATGTCGGAACCTAGACCAAATAATAACTTTACCATCCATTTCATTTATGGTGTCCAACATGGTATCAATTCTATGATTGTCTATTTCAATAGTTTCCCCATCATCCGTAACGAGATAGCCACACAATAGTTGTTGTAGCCTTAGTAACCTAGTCATAACTTCGGGAGCTGATACTATGTCCCCTCCCTCTAGTAATGCCACGGCATTATCTTTCATACTGCTATAATGTTTTACTTGGTCTGGAGTTAAAGGTACATCTCTTGTTGTGTATATTTTATCAGGTAAATCCAAAGCTTGATCTTTAGTAACTCTATATGAAAATCCATATAGATTATCTGTTAATTCTTCTAAGTTTCTAAAACCAACTATTTTTTGAAAGGAATGATTACCCATTGTTTGTTGTTTGATTATGGCATATCGACCTTGGAAAGACCAAAAACTATCAAACCCTAAAAGATCTTTATCTAAGAAATAACATTGAGCATACAAATCCATGGGAGATTGTGTAACCGGAGATCCGGTAAGTATTCTTTTAAACTTAGCCGTATCTCCAAACTTTA